GGTACATCAGATGCTTTAACTATTGCTCTTGGCTGATAGCCAGCAACAGGAACAGTGCCACCTTCTATATTGAAATATTCTTGGTCAATAATGATATTAATGTTTTTAGAAAAACCTGAATCAATATCAAATAGGGTATCTATTAATGGGAAATCATCCCATAAAGACTGTTGGACTTCGAAGAAAGTGGCAGTAACACCATGACCTGTTGTTGTATCAACATAGGCGTTAAAATCTAATGCACTCTCTAAAGGCATGATTTATTTTTTAGCTCTAGTCTTGGGAGCTTTTACTTTTGAAGTTTTTAAACCTACGCTTCTATCTTCTTTTTCAGCTTTAGGTTTAGCTGTATGAACTTCAGCTTTACCATATCCACATAAAGCATGACCTTCATGTTCAGGTAATTCAACTATATCGCCAGCATGAACTCTTTGTCCACCTGCAACTGTATCTTTTAAGATTTTATATTTTTTCATATTTAAGTTGGGGGTATTGCTACCCCCATTCCATTTAAGCATTGGTTAATTATGCACCATCATTAGATACACAGAATGAAACTGCATGTCTAACTGCTACGTCCATAGTTTGTAAAGCAACTATTCTAATGCTACCTGTGTTAGACAGGCTATATGGGTCAACAGTTACATCAAGACCGCCATAGAAACCAACTAATAAATCAGCAAAATTACCGAAATAGAAGTCTCCAGCAGTTACTTGATTACTTCTGACAACGTTGTAGCCATTCATTCTTCCATCAGGCTCAACTACAAACATACCACTACCACTGTCTTTAGAAGTAGTTTTTAATGTTCCATAGTCTGAAGGTTTACAAATATAACCTAAGTTACCAACTAAACCATTGTCGTTTGCAACCTCACTTTCCATTGCGATTATCTCAGCGAAAGTTGGGTTTGCAGCAGCAAAAGTTGTAGTGTTAATACCTGAAGTATTTTTGATACCTGTAGGTTGACCACTTGAACCTGAACCAGCTAAAGCACCTAAGTCAATTGCAGTAGCGATTGATTTTGTTAGGTCATCTCTGATTAAGTTCTCAATATCAAGTGATGACTGGGATAAAAGTAGTCGAGTTGCATCTGTAGTCGCTCCAACCACACGAGGGGTCATAGTGACAGAACCTGAAGTGAATTCAGATTCAGAAGCAGCAGCACCCTCTGTAGCAATCCAGCCAGCAGAAGCAGCAGCAGTTTTCTTCGGAATTACAACGTTCCCAACCAAATTATTAAGAGTTGTCGCACCAGCAGCTAAAACTGATGATGAGTTTCTTAATACATCTATGAAACTACCACCTAAATAATTTTCAGCAACAAGTGTTGAATCATCTCCAGTGTTTAAGTCTCTTTTACCCCATCTACCTAGAACATCAGAAGGCAACATGATGCCTTGAGCATCTTTACCATATTGTCTAGCTGCTTCTCTTGAACATTCAAATTCAAAAGCTGCGTCTTCTTGGGCTTTTCTATCAGCAGGATTAGCCATGGCTCTAATTGCTTTTACTAGGCTAAAGTCTCTGACTTCTTCTTTAGTCATGCCAATTTCTGAAGGAGTTTCTAAAGGAGTGTTATTAGAAATATTTTCTAATAATACGCCTCTAAATTCTTCAACTGAAATACCATCACTAATTGCTTTATCAGCTAAATCTCTTTTATTGTGTCTAGCAGCTAAATCTATAATCTCTTTTGAGTTTCTTTTAAATTCGGCTTTTGCTTCGTCAATAGTCTGAGTTCTAACTTCGTCAAGATTAATATCTTGTTTCTTTTCGTTTTCCATTAGTTTTACCTCAATGTTTTTGTGTTGTTTATCTTTAGAACGACCAACTCCAACGAGCCTTGACTGGTCAGCAGGAACACTTACAGAAGATACTTCCATAGGAGTCCATTGAGCTTTATAGTAAGTCTCACCATTGTTTTCATATCGTTCCAACTTATCAATTCTGTAGCCAACTGAAATGTTCATTCGTATACCATCAGCCACATCTTCAAATACTTCACGAGCTAAAGCAGATTTACCAAATCTAACTACAGCAGTTGTCCTTTTTGCTGTCTCATCTAATTTGAATTCTTCAATTACACCAATTTGCTTTTCCATATCATGGTCAAGTAATAATGGTGCTCTTCCTGAGTTTATAAACTCCATGTTTATATCATCAGCAGAATGTCCTAGCACTTCCATGCCAAAACTTCTTTCAACAGGCTCTTCACTAGAAACACCAACTCTAACTCTTCTACTTTCTTCATCAATGTAAGAAGCCTTAGATAAATCAATAGTTCTATATTTCATAGGCATATCAATTACTTTTCTTTCTTCTTCATCTGATTCAAGCATAGAGACTTCATCAGTTGTTTCTACTTCATCACCTTCATGTTCTACATCCTCATGCTTCTCAAACTCAACAATAACAGTATTGTCAGTTTCAGTAACATTAAGGATATGTCTATCTTCTTTATTCATAGATTTCTCCTCTTCATTTGTTAATAAAGGATGTTTTTCTGATTCTTTTGAATCAAAACTTATTTGTCTTTCGTCTTCTTTTTTCATTTGTTCCACTAATCTTTTTGACCAGCTAAAACCAGCATCTCCACCCCATAATGCCCAAGCTATTCTTCCATTAGAAGGATAACCTTCTTCACCTTGTTTAAATCCTTCAGCTTGTTTGTCTACTTCATGCCTACTGAAGAAGCTATACATTCTTTTGATAGTTTCATCAGATAGATTTTCACCAGCTACTATTTGTCTTGCTCTTACAGCACCAACCCTAGTGCCACCTCTACCATGCTCTTCACGCCAATCTAAACCTCTCTGTGCTTCTTCTTTCATGCCTTGAGTAGGATTACTCATCTTCGTTATCTCCGCCTTGTATGTTGGCTTCTACTGGCAATTTAGCACCAAATGGTTGATAGGCTAGTTCAATACCATATTGTTTAGCTAGTTCTATTTCTTTTTGATGTTGTTCAAATAATTCTTCAGTATCTCTACCATAAGCTGCAGCGATATCTGAATAGCTTATTGTTCCATTTTGTAAACCTAGTACGTTTGATTGCATTTCTTTCAATGGGTCAATCCAAGCAAAACTTCTTGGTATGAAGTTTACTGAATTAGAGAATTTATCAAACTTACCTATTGGTAAATTAATACGACCTGTAGATATTGCCATTTCTAACCATGACTGAAATATTGGGTTTACAAAATGCTCAATAGCAAATTGTTGATATATTTGAAACATACTCCTATCTTCTAAAGCACCTTGCCTTATTGAAGAATAATTAACTGAAGTTAAATCATTAGATAATGAGTGATAAGAAATATTTAAACCTGATGCAATACTTCTTAAAACACTTGTTGTAAAAGAATCAAAAGCAGATGTTGGGTGTGTAGGGTCAAATGCTTTGAAGTCCATACCTTGAGGTAATTGTTCAAATACACCAGCCTGTGCATTCATTGTTGGATTAAAAGTATCTTCATACTCACCATCACCAACATATCCATCACCATCAGGTGAAGTAAAGAAACCCATTTTAGATGCACCAACTCTTGCAGCTACAATTTCAGCTTCTAAGTAACCATTTAACATCTTCACATTAGCCATTGCTGTAGCAACCAAAGAAACACCTCTAGTTTGTTCTGCTCTAGTAGGTAGGTAAGCATGGATGATCTCATCAGCAGGGACTCTAATGTGTTGTGCTTGAGCTAAATAAACCCTATCGTATGGATGGTCTTTGTATAAGTGATATGCAACTGGCTTGTCATATTTATCTACTTCAACACCCATTTTTATACGATTGCCTGTAGCTTTATATATATCGTTTTTATTTTCATCTAAATGATCTGCTTCTAAAAACTGTAATTGAAAACCAAAAGGCGAATTGCCATCCTTAATCTTTCTAATTAAAACTTCACCATCTCTACATAAAGATTCAATAAATATCTTTTGACAATCTAAAAATGATAATCTTCCATTGATAGTACAATTACCAACTTTTGACCACTCTTTCCAAGCTGACTCAATGAGCTGGTTAGCAGCAAGGTCTAATGAACCATTGTCATTTCGACTTTTGCTACTAACTCTTATGCCATGCTTACCGATAACATTAGATACCATCAGGTTAAGGTATCGTGCAATATAGCTATCGTTCCTTGCTAACTCTCTTGCTCTGTCTCTGAGTATTCTTATGTTATCTTTTATTTCAGCATCAGCACTTGTAGAGCTTGTTACAAAATCTGCAAACAATCTACCAGTATTAGCACCAGTATAACTTCTTCTATAAGCCTGTTTCTTTTTCTTTTTAGGCTGATTAACGCCTAATATCCTGTTATACCATGCCATTATGTGTAACTCTTGGGTGTAGAACCAGTAGAACTGCCAAAATTAACCTTGATAGTGTTTCCTGACCCTTGTTTATTTCTAATTCTAGCTAATTTAACTTCTTTTAGATATTCAGCATGATATCTATCTCTAAATGTCATTAATTCATCAACTGACATCCTAGATAGCGATCTACCACCTAAAGAGAAGGATGATTGATCTATTGTAGCT